CGAAGGAGGCAGCACAATGAAAGTTTTTCTAAACGCAGGTCATGCCCCGGACGGAAATCCCGACCCCGGCGCGTTCGGCTACGGGCTACGGGAATGCGACGTTGCAAAGAATGTCGCTGACCTTGTGGCGGGGTATCTGAGTGCCGCAGGTGTCGAGGTGGTCGGAAATTTGCAATCCGACAGCCTACACGAAGTGGTCTCGGCTTCCAACTGCAGCGGTGCGGACGTATTCATCTCCATCCACTGTAATGCTTGTAATGGAGTGGCGCAGGGGACTGAGACGTGGCACTTCTACGGAAGCGGCGCAGGGGAGACCTTGGCAAGCTGCATTCAGAACCAGATTGTCACATCACTCGGAACTGTGGATCGCGGAACAAAGGGAGCGAAGCCCGGTGTCAACGGTCTGTATGTTCTGAGCAACACGGATGCGGTCGCAGTGCTTTTGGAGCTTGCGTTTATCGACCATGCGGGTGACGCAGAACTGCTCAACAGCCGACAGGATGAATTTGCCCGCGCCATTGCGCGTGGGGTAACGGACTATGAAGGAGAGTGTTGAAGATGAAACTGGAATACATTCAAAACGAATTGAAGAACCATGTGGGGGACTTTGTACGGACGGAGGCGAAGGAAGCGACCGTCCTATGGCTGCACGAGAAGGGGCTTCCCGCAGCGCGTGAGGTGTCGGCGGCGTACACGGCGGCGCTGAAAGAGAGTGCCGAGAAGGAGACGGGATGGTGCAGATTCCGCGACCGCATCTTCCTGCCGCTTGTTATCGACGGGGCGATCTGGATGACAGGCAAGATGCTCGAACGCATGACGGTATCCTTGGCAGGGAAATGATGGGCATAAGATCTATTTGATGAGATAGAGTTGGTGTATACAACAGAATCCGCTTGCTAATTCTTCCCACGTGAGTGATGAATGTAATGACCAAAGTACATGAAGGAGGTAGTCACCATGAAGGTCAATTACAACATCCAAAAGGAAGAGCGCAAGGCGATGGTCGCGGTAGTCAGCAAGGTGCTCGGCGAAAAGCCCGTCTACTGCGGCGCACCGACATTTTCCTACAAGATCGGCGCATTCGAGATCACGAAGGACGGATGTCTTTGCTTCGACGATGCCCTTGACGAAGCGACTGTTGCGCGTGTGCGCACGGCACTGCGCGAGGAGGGCTTTATGTCCGAGGGTGGGGAGCACGAGGCTTCCTGCGCGGATACAGGGGCAGACGAGCCGAACCGGACGGAAGAGGCAGTGGATGATCTGACACCGGCAGAAACGGCGGTAGAAGAACCCGACGAGGACAGCCTTTCCATCAGTCTCCCACGCAGCCTTTTCACCGAAACGGCACTGCAGAATCTGGACGCCCTCCTCCTGAGCAAGGGACGGCTCATTCGACACGCCTTCAAGATTAAGGAAGCGATCTACACGCTGACCGATGACCGCATCACCTTCGCATGGCTGCACGGCACGATCACCGACGAGACGGCAAAGGCATACGCTGAGTTCATCAGTAAACTCTGCCTGATGGCACGGGCGCAAAAGCGCGTTACGGCAAAGGAGAAGATTGTGGACAACGAGAAATACGCATTCCGCTGCTTCCTCCTGCGCCTTGGCATGATCGGTAGCGCCTACAAGGAGAGCCGTAAGATCCTCATGCAGAACCTCACGGGCAGCAGCGCATTCAAGAGCGGACATCGGAAGGAGGATGAGGATCATGCGGTTTCCGAGTAAGGAACAGATCACCGTGCTTCGAGAGCGGCACCCACGCGGGACGAAGGTGGAACTCCTCGCGATGGACGATCCACAAGCTCCGCCGCCGAGGACGATGGGCGAGGTCATGGGTGTTGATGACGCGGGGCAGATTCTCGTTCGATGGGAGACAGGATCGTCACTCAGCCTTATCCCCGGTGTGGACTCCTTCCGCATTGCAGAGAAAGGCGGTCAGTCATGAACGAGACGATTTTCACGCAGATCATGGACATCCGCGACTCCGGACGAGTGAATATGTTCGATGTTCCCGGTGTTCAGCGCATGGCGTTTACGATGGGATTCTACGAACTGGTCTGCTTCATCGAGGAAGACCGTGCGGCGTATGTACGCTTTATCCTCACGGGCGAAAAATAGTAGACAGTTTCAGCGATTCCGCACAGCCTTTCGGGGCTGTGTTTCTCTCGAAAAATAAGTGTGATTTATCGAAAATAAGACTTGCTATATTCTGCGTTTAGAGTGATATATACACATGACGAAGGGAACAACCTACACACAGAAAGCGAGGAACACAAAATGAAAAACGCAGAAGCAAGATGGCCGAAGACCACCACGATGGAGCACCTCGATGAGATGCGGTTCGGGACAAGCGGCGCGATCCTTCGCTACGGCGAGCAGATCCTTGTCGTCGGGATGGAATGCTGGGGTTTCCACGCAGCCATCTACGAGATGGTCGAAACGCCGGAGGAGACGGGATTCGCGGACATCGAATGCCGCCTGAACCTTGTCGAAGCCGCCACCGAGCTTTTCGAGGACGGCGGGCACGCGATGGCTTGGTGCATGAAGCACATCTAAGCCGCGCCGAACAACAAAACAGCCCTTCGGGGCTGCTTCTCGTTACAGATATTTTGAGTCGCTGACGGCGGCTCTTTTTTGATGGGGGTGATCGCTTGCGAAAACTCATGGACTACACGCCAACGAAGTTCATGGCAGAGGACGCGCACTATGACAAAGGCGCTGCGGATTATGCTGTGGGCTTTATCGAGTGCCTGTGCCATACGAAGGGGACGTGGGCAGGAAAGCCCTTCGAACTCATCGACTGGCAGGAACGCATCATCCGAGACATTTTCGGAATTTTGAAGCCGAACGGTTATCGGCAGTTCAATACGGCGTATGTGGAGATTCCCAAGAAGCAAGGAAAATCAGAGCTCGCGGCCGCTGTCGCACTGCTCCTTTGCTGCGGCGATGGGGAGGAGCGTGCAGAGGTCTATGGCTGCGCGGCTGACCGCCAACAGGCGAGCATCGTTTTTGAGGTCGCTGCCGACATGGTGCGGATGTGTCCTGCGCTCAGCAAGCGTGTGAAGCTCCTCGCCTCCCAGAAGCGGATGGTGTATCTGCCGACGAATAGCTTCTATCAGGTGCTTTCGGCAGAAGCCTACTCGAAACACGGCTTCAACATTCACGGCGTTGTATTCGACGAACTGCACACGCAGCCGAACCGCAAGCTCTTTGACGTTATGACGAAGGGCTCTGGTGATGCGCGTATGCAGCCGCTTTACTTCCTTATCACCACAGCAGGAACGGACACGCAGTCCATCTGCTATGAGACGCATCAGAAAGCGAAGGACATTCTCGAAGGGAGAAAGATCGACCCGACCTTCTATCCTGTGATCTACGGAGCAAAGGAGGATGAGGACTGGACAGACCCCGAGGTATGGAAGCGGTCGAATCCGTCCCTCGGTATCACGGTCGGCATCGACAAGGTACAAGCGGCGTGCGATTCGGCACGGCAGAATCCCGCCGAGGAAAACAGCTTTCGTCAGCTCCGTCTGAACCAGTGGGTGAAGCAGTCCGTGCGGTGGATGCCGATGGACAAGTGGGATGCGTGCGCTCTGCCTGTGGATGCAGCGGCATTGGAAGGGCGTGTCTGCTACGGCGGTCTTGACCTTTCCTCTACGATGGATATTACGGCGTTTGTGCTCGTGTTTCCTCCGACCGAGGAGGATGAGACGTTTGCCGTCCTTCCGTATTTCTGGATTCCCGAGGAGAATATTGACCTGCGTGTGCGCCGCGATCATGTACCGTATGACGTGTGGGAGAAGCAGGGCTTTCTCATGACCACCGAGGGGAATGTTGTGCATTACGGATTCATCGAGGCGTTCATCGAGAAACTGGGCGAGAAGTACAACATCCGTGAGATTGCCTTTGACCGCTGGGGCGCGGTGCAGATGGTGCAGAACCTCGAAGGAATGGGATTCACCGTTGTTCCGTTCGGGCAGGGATTCAAGGATATGAGCCCGCCGACCAAAGAGTTGATGAAGCTGACGCTGGAAAAGAAAATAGCGTACGGCGGGCATCCCGTCATGCGCTGGATGGCAGACAACATCTTCATTCGCACCGATCCCGCAGGGAACATCAAGGCGGACAAGGAGAAATCCACCGAGAAGATCGACGGCGTGATTGCGCTCATTATGGCACTGGATCGTGCGATTCGGTGTGGGAATGATACGTCGGAATCGGTGTACGAGAGTCGCGGCGTGTGGGTGTTTTAGATGGTTGAATTTGCGTAATGGGTAGATGAGACTTAACAAATTGGTATATCACACCATGTTATACACTGCCTATTTGTTTTCAAATTCTTTTTTTAGTTTTTTCATATCAGCATTTACAACGGTATTCCACTGATCAATGGCATCGGTGGGAATAGGTAGCCTTATGTTATCACCTGATTGAGATGAAATTTCTAAATAAAGTTTATCAACATTTTGTATAAAGTTCCCCCATTTGGGTGATTCTACTGAGAAATACTCAGCAGCGGAGCTATGCATATTTAATTCAATAATTTTAGAAGTTCCATCATTAGCTACTACAATGAATCGAGGTTTATGATTTTTGTTAATTAAAGCGTCGAAATCCATACTCCAACTGCAAGTAAGTGATGTTGCAATATCGCTAGGACCGAGCGTAGCCGTATTTCTGTATTTTTGTACTAACAAGGTAAAGCCACCATATTGTTCATGCTCTTCATATAGTTTGCTTGTGTATAAAAAGAAACCATCCTGTGATTGCGTTGTTATGGCAGGCCCTTTTATCTTGAAACCATCAATATATCGTAGATTCTTCTGTTTAGATGAATTTGCATTTTGATCATCTAAGGTATTCTCGTTCAGAGTATTTTTTGTTGATGATGCCAACTCAATATTTGCACCAGAATTAGGTGATGTGTTTTCGAAATCTCCCTTTGTAGCAGTATCATCTCCTACGGAGACGGATGTATTATCATAAGTATTTTGGTTGGGGGATTTAGCTGAGGGATCAGTTTCTCCAACATTGACACTTATGGGGTCTGGGGCTTTATCTTGAACAACTGAAGCATACTTATGAGTGCGCTCTGTACGCACAATCGTTTCGGCGAACGCATCAGAAGATAGGGTACTTGCGATAAGTAATGAAAGCAATATGCATTTCCCGTGTTTAGAAATAATCATAGTCTCTACCTCACTATAAATTATTTATAGATTTAATGCTGATGAGCCAAAGCTAAGAGCAAAATATCCCCATATTTCTTGCTATGAAATATCCTTTTATTATTAATTCGTTAAAACATTAGATATTCCTGTTCGTTGCTCAAAAATCCTTATGTTTCGAAAACATAATTCTGTAAAGGAGCGTGATGCTCATGAACTTCTTCACAAAACTCTTCCGTTCACGGGACAAGCCCATGAATCACCTCGGCGGCTTGTCCTTTTTGTTTGGTCAGACGGTAGCGGGCAAGGCGGTCAACGAACGTACTGCAATGCAGACAACGGCAGTCTATGCCTGTGTCCGTATTCTTGCCGAATCCATCGCAGGATTGCCGCTCCACGTCTACGCCTACAAAGCTCAGGGAAAAGAGCGCGTGCCGGAGCATCCGCTGTACTTTCTGCTCCACGATGCGCCGAACCCAGAGATGACGAGTTTCGTATTCCGCGAGACTCTCATGGCACATCTCCTTCTGTGGGGAAATGCTTATGCCCAGATACTTCGAGATGGCAGGGGGCGTGTTCTCGGACTCTATCCGCTGCTCCCGGATAAGATGGAGGTGAGCCGTGACAGCCGCACAGGCGAACTCTACTATACTTACACGCGAAGCACGGAGGAGAATCCGAATTTTGCGGACAAGGGGCAGATTCGTCTGCGGCGTGAGGATGTCCTCCACATTCCAGGACTCGGCTTCGACGGTCTGGTCGGCTACAGTCCCATTGCTATGGCAAAGAACGCCATCGGGATTGCTCTGGCAACGGAGGAATACGGCGCGGCATTCTTCAAGAACGGTGCGCGTCCGGGCGGTGTTCTGGAACATCCGGGTGTTCTCAAAGACCCGTCAAAGCTCCGTGAGAGTTGGCACGCCGTTTACGGCGGCACGATGAACACGGGCAGGATTGCTGTTCTTGAGGAAGGTGTAAAGTATCAGCAGATTGCTATACCGCCCGAGGAGGCGCAGTTCCTTGAGACGAGGAAGTTCCAGATCGACGAGATTGCACGGCTCTACCGTGTGCCGCCGCATATGGTAGGGGATTTGGAGAAGTCCAGCTTCTCGAATATCGAGCAGCAGTCGCTTGAATTTGTCAAATACACACTGAATCCATGGGTCGTTCGTTGGGAGCAGTCGCTTCAAAAGGCATTGCTGACGGACAAGGAGCGGAAGGATTACTTCATCCGCTTCAACGTGGACGGGCTTCTGCGCGGAGATTACAAGAGCCGTATGGAGGGCTATGCCATCGGGCGGCAGAACGGATGGCTCTCGGCGAACGACATCCGCAGTCTTGAGGACATGAATCCCATCGAAGCAGACGAGGGCGGCGATCTGTATCTTATTAATGGGAATATGACAAAACTGAGGGACGCAGGGCTGTTTGCAGGGAATCAGAAGGGAGTAAGTGATGAAACGTAAATTTTGGAACTGGGTGCGGAACGAGGGAGAGAAGCGAATCTTGCTTCTGGACGGTGAAATCTCGGACGAAACGTGGTGGGGCGATGAGATCACTCCCCAGATGTTCCGTTCTGAACTGAATGCCGCCGAGGGAGATATTGACCTCTGGATCAACTCTCCGGGCGGCGACTGCTATGCGGCGGCACAGATCTACAATATGCTCATGGAGTATAAGGGGAACGTCAATGTCAAGATTGACGGGATTGCCGCCTCTGCCGCATCCGTCGTCGCGATGGCAGGATCGACCGTCGAGATTTCTCCCTTGGGAATGCTGATGATCCACAACCCGATGACTGTTTCCATCGGCGATACACACGAGATGGAGCGGACGATTACCTTCCTTGCCGAAATCAAGGAGAGCATCATCAACGCCTACGAACTCAAGACGGGACTTTCCCGTGCGAAGATTTCGCGGCTGATGGATGCCGAGACATGGATGAACGCAAAGAAAGCGGTGGAGCTTGGATTTGCGGATTCCGTTCTCTATGAGAATCGGGAACATCTCACAAGTGCTGCGGCAGACGGGCTGATCTTCTCCCGTGCCGCCGTCACGAACTCTCTGCTCTCGAAATTCGGGCAGGGGACACACAATGTCGATGCAGAGCCGCTCAAACGACGGCTCTTTTCTATTTCACACTAATGGAGGAATAAGAACATGGATAAGATCATGGCAATGCGCGAGAAGCGTGCAGAAATGTGGGAACAGGCAAAGCAGTTTCTGGATTCTCATGAGAAAGACGGGCATCTCACAGCCGAAGATGCCAAGGCGTATGAGCAGATGGAGAACGAGGTGCTTGCGCTCGGGAAGGACATCGAGCGCATGGAGCGTCAGGCGATTCTTGACGCACAGCTTGCAAAGCCCGTGACGGCGGCGATCACCAACACTCCGGGCACATCTCTCAATGCAGAAAAGACAGGGCGTGCAAGCGAGGCATATCGCGCCGCAATGCTCAAAGCTCTCCGTACGAACTTTCGGCAGGTGGAGAACGTCCTGCAGGAGGGCGTGGATGCAAACGGCGGCTATCTCGTTCCCGAGGAATACGATCAGCGTCTCATTGACGTACTCAGCGAAGAGAACGTCCTGCGTCCGCTTGCGACGGTCATCACAACGAGCGGCGAGCACAAGATCAATATCGCCGCCACAAAACCTGCGGCATCGTGGATTGAGGAAGGTGCGCCGCTCACCTTCGGGGACGCGACGTTTGCCCAGATCGTCCTCGACGCACACAAGCTCCACGTCGCGGTCAAGGTGACGGAGGAGCTGCTCTATGATAACGCCTTCAACCTTGAGAACTACCTCATCGAGCAGTTCGGCAAGGCACTCGGCAACGCAGAGGAGGATGCTTTCCTGAATGGCGATGGGACGCACAAGCCGAAGGGGCTTCTCACCTCGGCAAAGACATCCGTCACCACGGCGGCGGCAGACATCAAGGCGGATGAACTCGTGACGCTCGTCTACAGCCTCAAGCGTCCCTACCGCAAGAATGCGGCGTTCATCGTCAACGATCAGACCCTTGCAAGCATTCGCAAGCTCAAAGACGCGAACGGTGCGTATTTCTGGCAACCTTCCTACCAGATGGGCGAACCTGATCGTCTGCTCGGCTATCCCGTCTACTCCTCGGCGTATATGCCCGCTGTCGCGGCGGGCAAGACCGTCATCGCATTCGGTGACTACTCTTACTACAACATCGGCGACCGTGGCACGCGCTCTTTGCAGGAACTCAAGGAGCTCTTCGCGGGCAACGGCATGGTCGGGTACGTGATGAAGGAGCGCGTGGACGGAAAGCTCGTTCTTGAGGAAGCCGTGCAGACGCTTAAGATGAAGGGCTGATGTATGGAATCCCTGATAAATTCAGCAACAATTTGACGGGATTTCGTTTTGCGGCAAAGAGGGGAGGTGGTTCTATGCTTGTGCCGCTTGCAGCAGTCAAGCAGTATCTGCGGATTGACGGGGATGAGGAGGACGATCTCCTCACGCACTTTACGGAAACGGCAGAACAAATCTGTACAGCGTTACTGCGCGTGAAGAAGCTGTCCAAGGTCGAAGATCAGGCAATTGTGCGCGTTGCAATTCTCTATGCCGTGTCCTATCTCTACGAACACCGAGAGGAAGCGGATCACAGAGGGCTTGCCTTGACACTGCGCTCGCTCCTCTTTGGTGTGCGGAAGGAGGGCTTTTAGGTGCAGGTGTCTATGAGCGAACTGCGTCACCGAATCACTATTCTGCGTCCCGTCACAGATACGGACGATGAGGGGAATATCCTCGTGCAAACAACACAAGAAGTCGGTAAAGCGTGGGCGCTTGTTCTTCCGTTTGCGGCAAAAATCTCGGACGGATATGCGGAGAAGGTGCAAGAGGTGGATTACCGCATCGTCATTCGTTACCGTGCGGATGTGCGCATGACGGATCGTATTCGTTGGGAAGACAAAACTCTCACGCCGATTGCACCGTCATATCCGCTCGGCGGGAAGAAACGGTGGCTTGTTCTGGAATGCAGGGAGTTGGTGGAAGATGGCTAGATATAGAGGTTTCGTCTCTGCCGAGAAGATTCTATCGGAACTCGGCGCGGAGGCGACGGCTGCGGCAAAGGAAGCCCTCGCACACGGAGCGGACGATGTGGTCGCGGAGGCAAAGAACCGCTGTCCTGTCTATACGGGAACAGATAAGCGCGTGGTGAAGGGCGCACTGCGCGACTCCATCCACAAGCGACTGCGCAGAAAGGACGGCTCTGTTTGGAGGATTGCGGCGGATGCGGAGTCTCAAGATGGCGTTCCCTATGGTGTGCTTGTCGAGTTCAGCCCACGCATCAACAAGCCATTTCTCTATCCCGCGCTCGATGTCAAGAAGGACGGGATCCGTTCTGCCATCGTGGATGCCGTGCGATCTGCCATTCGGAGGAGAGGGAAATGAGTACGGCACGGATGGTGTATCAGGTACTTGTGCGCTCGAAGGAACTCTCGCAGCTTCTTGCACATGGGAAAAAGAGCATCTATCACGGACGCAGTCCCAATGCGGGGACGTATCCGATTCTCGTCTACTCTGTCATTTCCGACGTTCCCGCACTCTCGGCAGATGGTATGGAGTTCGAGCGGCGCGTGACGATACGCATTCATATTCTGACGAAGGATGGGAGATTCGGAGAGATCCATCGAGCGGTGCAGAACGCGCTTCTGCCGCTCGGCTTTGTAAGGGCGCAGACGCAGGAGTTCGTTGAGAAAGATATATTCGTGGAAATCACAGATTACAGAACAGTAGTGGAGGGAGAGTAATATGCCAAGTCCAACACCAACAGCAAAGCCTGCCGCAAATCTTACGAGCGGGCAGTTCATCAACATCCAGAAACTTCATATCGCCAAGATGCTCACCGATGTAGCAGGAGGAGCGGCGACCTACGAAGCTCCGATTCCGCTTGGGAAGCTCTTGCGCAAGGTGGACATCAAGCCGCAGACGAATCAGGCGGAGCTTTTTGCCGACGGTCAGTCCGTGGATACGGCGTCGAATACCGCATCCTACGATCTGACGTTTGATACCGCCGCATTGCCGCTTGAGTATGTCGCATACCTCCTTGGACACAGTATCGAGAATGGCGTGATGAAGGCGGGCAAGGACGATGTCGCTCCGTACTTCGCCGTCCTCTTTCAGTCGGATAAGCGCAACGGCAAGAAGAGATACACCAAATTCTACAAAGTCCAATTCCTCGAACCCTCGGAGTCCGGCAACTCGAAGCAGGAGAGCATTCAGTTCGATACGCCGACACTGACGGCAAAGGCGATCTACCGTATTTCCGACGGGCTGTCCTACGCCAAGGCTGACGAGGAGGCAGCGGGCTTTGCCGCAGAGACTGGAACAAAATGGTACGAGCAGGTCTGAGGGAGGTCACAATGGAAACACCAATACTGCATATTGCGGGCAGGGAGATCATGCCGACCCCTCCGAAGATGAAGGTCTGGCGTGAGTTCCTTGCCTTTTTTGATGCCGACAAAAAAGGTCTGAGCCTTGAAGATTTTCTGGACGAGCACGTCCGTCTGATTGTCCTTGGATTCGGACGGGAGGAAGTTACGAAGGAATCCGTAGAGGACAATGTAGACGTTGCGGACATAGTGCCTCTCACACGTGCACTCTTCCGATGGATTCAGTCGCTGACCTTTTCAAAACTGGTGAACCTCCCAAACGGGGAGACGGAGAAAGAGGCGTAGTTCTTTCTCCGTACCAGAATTTACTGCGCTATTACGAGCGGCTGCAGTCCGCTTACGGGTGGACGATGCACGAGGTTGATTCCCATGAGGTCGCTTTTTTGCTCGATCAGCTTGTGGTAACGGCACTGTGCGAACAGCAGCAATGTGAACGCTATATTGACGACGTGATGTAGGGAGGGGATAGGGTGGCAAAGCGCGGACAGAAGATTGATGAACTCTATCTCGACATCGGTCTCAACATCGCACAGCTGCAGCTAGACTTTGACACAGCGGGGAAAACTGTCTCGGATTCCATCGCACGCCTCAACAGCAAGGCAAACAACATCCATCTGAAACTGGATGCCGACCTCGCGAAACTCGACGGTGTGGGGACAGAACTGGATAAGATCAAGGTGCGTCATCAGGCGATCAACCGCGAGTTGGATATTCAGCGGCAAAAAGAACAGATTCTTGCTGCTGTTTTGCAGTCTGCCAAGAAGAATGACGGCGTGGATAGTGCGTCCTATCGGCGTGCTGAAAGTAACCTGTTACGTCAGCAACGGACGGTCGCTCAGACCGAAGCCGAGGTGCGAAAGCTGAATAACCGCCTCAAGGAAAGTGCCGTTCTCTCCGGCACGCTCGGCGGACGTATCTCAGCGGGCATGACGGCGGCACAGGCGGGTGTCAAGAATCTAACGAGCGGATTCAATGTCCTTTCGACAAAGATGGCTGCCGTTATGGCAGTCGCTGCGACAGGCGCGGGACTGTTCAATATCACCAAGGACGCAATGCTTGCGGGCGAGAACGTCTATAAGCTGACGCAGCGGCTTCATGTGTCCGCAGGTGAGGCGGCGACACTCAATCGGGTGTTTCAGCTTGCGGATACGGATATCAAGGGCATTATCCCTCTCATCGCTCGTCTTGATAAGCAGGTATCCGCTGCGGGAAATTCGGGTAACGATACTGTCCGCGCACTCTCGCGCTTCGGCATTGCACTCAAAGATCAGCAGGGAAATCTCCTGCCGCTCAATGAGCAGCTGGCACAGCTCGCGAAGGGATATAAGACCGCAAGCGAAGCAGGGATGGAGGAGGCGTATACCGCCGAAGTCCTCGGTGCGCGTGGTGCGGCGTTCATCCCCATTCTCGAGCAGTATGAAGACCTCATGACGATTTCCTCACGGGTCAAGACCACGGGGCTGCTTGACCCGGAACAGGCGCATGAGACGTATCTCAAATGGCGTGCGATGGAGATGGAAGCGGGGCAGCTGAAACTCGCGCTTGGTGCGGCACTGCTTCCTGTCGCCGAGGAACTCATGCCGGAGATCAATGACGGCTTTGAATCTCTGGTTGAAATGATCCGCGACAACAAGGACGAGATCAAGGATGCCGTCCTCGGATGGGGCGAGGCACTCAAGACCGTCGCGGAGCTTGCGGGCTTTGTCGGGGAACAGATTCATAAGGTGGGCGAGCACGCCGAGGCAAACAGCTGGCTTATAAAGAATCATCCTGTGGCATCTCCGCTGATTGCAATCCCGTTCCTCGGCGGCACAGTTCTCGACGCTCTCTACGGGGATGAATACAAGCAGTACCAAGAACAGCAGAAACTCGCAAAAGAAAAGGCGGCGGCAGAGGAGAAGGCGCGTGCCGAGGCGGAGAAGAACGCCAAGGCGCAAGAGCAGAATGCCAAAGCCGCAAAAATCCGTGCGGCTGCGGAAAAGGATGCTGCAAAGACGGTCAGTGAATCTGCAAAAGCGACCGCACAGCTGACGGATAGCCTATATACACTGACACACACGGACATCCAGAACAGTCTACACGCTCTGGATCGTGAATCCTTCGAGTTCTTCCAGAAGGGCGCAGACCCACACCTCATTGACGAATATCGTCTGGCAAAGGAAGCGAAAATCTACGCCGACTTTCAGCGCGACGTTGTGGACAAGGCGAATGCGCTCTACAAGACCGACCTGCAAAACAAGCTGGATTCCATCGCCCGTGAAGTCGATGCCTTTCGTCAGAAGGGCTTGGACGAGGTACAGGTGCAGCACTGGCTCAGCGAGAGCAAGGCACGCGTGATGGAGCAATGGGAGAAAGATGTCGCGTCAAACATAAACTCGATCTGGAAGACCGAACTTGAGAATCGCCTTGCCGAGATCGAGCGCGAGAAAGAAGCGTGGGTACAGAAAGGACTGGACGAGGTCGAAGCGACGCGCTGGGCGGAGAAGGAAAAGCTCGATGTCAAACGCAACGCCGCGCTGGAAGTCCTCCGCTCCCAGAAAGAGGAACTGCAGGTATTCAAGCAGTCTGGGCAGGTCGGGCTGATGGAGTATCTGCGCAAGAAGAACAAGTTCACGGCAGAGGATCTGGGGCTGACACAGGAACTTCTGCAGCAGTTTCAGTCCGGGCGCAAATGGGCGATGGAGAATCTCCTGCCGAACTTCCGCTCCGAGCAGCGTGAGGACAGTTCCCGCATTCGCGTCAACGGGCAAGAGTTCTCGTATGCGGAGCTGATGGGAGGGCTTGGACGGCAAGCGCAGATTGTGCAGGGAGGGGGACAAAATGTCACTTCTTCCTCCAATGGTACTCAGTCCGCTCCCTCCATGACGGACAATCGGCAGATTCACATACAGGTTCATATCGAGAATGCCGTCACGGAGGACAATGAGGGAATGCGTATGCTTGCCGACCATGTCGCCGACCGCATTCGCCCCGCCGTGGAAAATGCGCTTGGAGGTGATTCCAATTCATATTCACATTGGTGAGGTACGGACATTATCCGTTGAAAACTGGCAGACTATACCAGATGATCGTCAGCAAATCATTGAAATCGTCGGCGGTGCGGTCGTGCAGGATTTCGGACACATCACGGAGGGCGACCGTATTTCCTGCGCCGTTGTTGTAACGGCTCGTGACTGGGAGAAGATCAAGGGCTACTGGGACAGCCGCACGATGGTGTCCGTGACCGATGAGGGCGGGAACATCCTGCCCTCTATGCGTGTTGTGGTGAAATCCTACGAGTATATGGCACATTTCCCGAAGGTATATCAACTGTCTCTGGAATTTTGGAGGGTGTGACAATGGCAGAACTGCTGCATATCTATATGAACAATCCGACGGAGGGCGGCAAGGACGGGACGGAGGTCAGCTCCGGCACGGAACTCGCGCCCATCTCCGTCCTGCTCGATGCGGGCAAGGGCGAGCAGAAAGCCGTCAAGTGCGCTGTGCGCTGCGAGAGCGGCTTCCATATCGACGGAACACTTACGGTCAAGTTCGTCGGCGATCATGCGGATAAGTGGAAAGCCGCGACGGATAACAAATACACTGCTGAAACGGCGTTGGAATCTGCCGACTGGAAAGACCGTATCGCGCTGTCTGATGTCGGTGATACGAATACCGTCTTCTGGGTCAAGGCACTCAGCAGTGCAGATGAGGCGCCGCAGCAAGATACAAGCGTGGACATTCAGGCAGAGGGACTCCTAGTCTCGAATTGAGGAGGTTCGTATGGCGTTCAAATACATTAATCCGGGCTATGCGGAGCTGCTTTCGGTCAGCGGCGGCGCTACTGTGACAGGGAAGCAGTACAGCAAGACGGGCGTATCCTTCTGGCAGCCGACCAGTGACAAAGGTCTGACGATTTCAGGATTCCCTACAGAGCTTTACGGGAAATTGGATCTGTACTTCAAAGCACCGGAGAATGCAGACCGTGCCAAACTTACCCTTGCGATTGGAGGCTACATCATCGTTAGTGCGGAAACGTCCTGGAGCAGGTGGCACATGAAAGGGAATAACAATAACGATATCATTGCCACATCCGACAGCATTCGCATAAACGCCGTCAATACCTTGTGGTTTTATGTCAAACCGGGGCAGAACAATGACGGTATCTTTCGGGCGCTCTTGAACGAACACGAGGTTTGCAACAAGCAGGACTGTTCTTTTTGGTACGCCTACAGTTCCAGTGAAAAGACCATAACGGTTTACAGCAGAACCGAGGATATCCTCATTTCGAATCTCATCCTCTCGGATGCGGAGATCAGCCCACGGGAACAGGTTATCATGCTGCCCGTCCAAGCGACACAGACGAATATGACCGACTGTGGCGATGGAAGCTATGAGGCGACAGCTGCGAATCAGGAGATTCTGCAAACGGTCGATGTTGCCGCCCTATCTGCGCAGTATGGCGCGGACTCGCGTGTGACGGGGATTTCTCTTCTCGGCAATCCCGCCTATCGGACGGCAGAAGGACTGTGTGCTCTGACAGCAATTGAAAAGAGCGGTGGGAATATCACGGAATACGGAAGGCACATTGTAGAGCAGAATCCGAATTCCACCGTTATGGACACGCGCACTGTCTCTATGACCGTTGCAGAACTCACGGGACGGCAGTTCGGATGGAGAGCAGGGACATGAGCATCAGGCTGAAACCCGTCGTCTGCATCGCGTGGCTGCCGTTCGGGCGGATTCACCTCAAACCAATCATATATGCCACGGTGATTCCAGTATTCCGTCAGCCCGTGCAGGTGCGAGGAGATACGTCACGCAGCCTCAACCTATCTTGTTCCATTCATGCAGATACCCTGCGTGATATTCGTATTGTAAAGCAGATCACGACAACAGGTGACACACAGAGATGCATCGGTCGCTGCGATGTGGCTCTTGGAGATACAAAGCGCAGACTCATTAGGCAGTCACGGATTCTTGCAGACACGAAAATCGAGATTCCTCATACGCTTTCCTACGCAGAGTTTAGGGAGCGGGGGATTCGCTCGTTTTCCGTAACGCTTGGAGAACTCAGTCTCTCGGATAACATTCAACTTGAAACGGTGAATCCGCTCCCCATCGGCGCGTGTGTTGAGGGGCGGGTGATGGACTATGCCTTCTGCTTTCTCGTCGAGGAAACAAGTCAGCGCGGAATCGTGCAGTCTGTCAAGGGAACGTACAGTAAGGACACGCTTCTCTACACGCCCATCCATATCTACGTGGAGCGGGCAAAGGTGTCACGCTATGCGGCCGAGATCGCGGCGGCACTTGGTTTGAAATTACATCGGCTGACCGATGATTTCACACCGTCGCAGAACTTCGAAGGGAGTGGAATGACCTACCATGACTTCATCTCCGCTCTCTTTGGATGGACGGCAAAACTGCCGCAGCGTCAGATCAACGTCTTTATTCGCGGCGATACGCTCCACATTGTTCAGCGCGGCATGGAGGAGTCTGTCATTGACATTACGAACTGGCCGCACGCGCAGCCGACCGTAGAGCGGAAGCTCCTGCGCTCCGTCTGGCACAGCTCTCACAACGATTCCACCGGAGCGCACAACGAGGAGGACACGTCTCCCGTTCCTTTTACGGGCACGATTTCCTTCAAAGAGATCAGCAGAACCTACTCCAACGGTTTTCTTGTCCGTGAGACGAACGAAAATGGATACAGCACCTATACCTACGATGGGGAATACCTCGCGGAGAAGCGCACGCATAATGTGGACGGCTCGACCAGCCGCACGGATTACGCATACGCCTCCACAGGTCGCGACGTTTACCTCTTCAAAGAATGGGAACGCACAACAGAGGCACTCAATGACGGAAAGAAGCATACGGAATATGACTGGGAAGATTGGAGCAACGAGAAGGGCACAGAGCGCATCACCTACCATGCGCCGCTCGGCTATGGATGGTATGCGACGACCGTCTATGTGGATGGTGTATTGGAGGGCAGTAGCTTGTCGCAGGGAAAGCCCGGCGGCAAGGCGAGTCAGTTCACGATAGAGCAGTCCAATCTCAGCCTTGGCGCTCATTACGCCAGTGACGAAACGCTGCCGTATTCTTCTCTCATCGACACCGAGTTTCCCGTTGTGGGTGCAGATTATCTGCGAATGCTGACGAGAGAAATCGAATGGCTCAACCGCAAGACGCAGGAGACTGTTACGGTGGAGATTCGCGCACGGATTCGTAGCGGCGTTCCCGACATTGACCACATCGTCGATTTCACCGAGCGCATCCGCTTCGAGGGACACGAATACTTCTTGCAGTCCAATACGGTAGAGCTTACGCCGCGTCTTTTGCGGCAAACAATCAAGATGGTGAGGTGGTACGGATGAACGGCGTTCTTGGACTAGCGGCGGCAATCCGAGCAGGACTGAGAAAAGGAAGTACTCAGGAATCTCGCGCACAGCGCGGAAGGATTCAGAATGGACGTGTTCATATCGGCGAGCGATCCTATCCATTTCGTGCGGTAGTGGACTGCAATACGTCAGACGGCAGTCTAGTGTGGGTACAGATTTCAAAGGGTGGTACCGCCGTTATCGTGGGAGCGTGAGACGATGCACAGGGCGATAGTGAAAGCTGTGAGCGGGAATCGGGTGCTTGCGGATGGCGTATGGCTTACCTGCATAGGGAATCGAACGGTTCGTGAGGGAGAGTGGATCTGGACGGACGGTCGTTGCGTCTACGGGCATGAATCCGAGGGCGGCAGCAGCTACATTCCAACGAATGTCCTTTCCGGCATACCGCTCCTCCAAATAAAGTGGAAGGATCAAAAAAACCAGATGCTCCATTCGTACTACGCAAAAGGAAAAATTCATCCGCTCGGCTTTTCCAAAGAGGATATATGGATGGTCAACAGCAGCCGCCACTTCGCGTATGTCTCAGGCTATGGAATGCTCGATGCTGAAATGGATGAGCGGGGAAATCTCTATACTCTCGAAACTGTGAATGTCCTCGTATTCCCCCTCACTGGGGTAGATCAGCGTGACAGTATCCTCGCTGTTAAATGCAACGGCGAGATCATCGCCGCATACGATCTTGTGCAGATGTTTGGTGCTCCCGCCGTATCCGGTCCTACTGACCTCTATAGCTGTCAAACAGAAGGCGGGCGGGTGGATAAAGAAGGGAACTTCAAAGTGATGATATGGCACTCTGTATCAGAGCATGGGGGAGACGGAAGCCATGTCAGCACCGACCGTTATGTGTTCTTCGATGGTAGCAATCTTGAGCCTTGGATGGAGAAAACCAAAACAACGTCAAGAGACTCTGTTACAGGGGAATCCCATACTTCGGAAAGCAGATGGAGCGCACCGGATTACAGTGTCCGCTATCCAATCCATGACGGAATGTATATGCGTTTTCCCGCAAATCTGGATTATCTTATCTCCGGGAAAAAATATATTTCAAAGATTTACAGTGCAACGGATGAGCTGCTTATGGAACTGGAAACGAATCCGACTGTCCATACAAGTCTCTGCCCTCTGGGACAGGGGAAATATCTGGTCAGCACGGGATCGCCCTTATATTTATGGAAGGACGGTCAGCTTACAGAGCTTATGCGCGGATGCTATAACTACCGTCTGCGCAGGATGAGCAATCTCAATAAATGGAAGAAAGCAGGGGGTGTCTGATATGGATCAGATTTTGACAATACGCCTGTATGCGGCGGGCATCGGCATCGTAGTCGGGGAGTTCCTTGGCAGCTTCGACGATCTGCTTTATGCCCTTGTTGTGTTTGTGGTAACGGACTACATCACTGGTGTTCTCCGTGCGATTGTGGAAAAGAAACTGTCGAGTGCGATAGGCTTCAAGGGGATTTGCAAGAAAGTCTGCATTTTCACCCTTGTGGGCGTGGCAAATGTGTTAGATGTTCACATTATTGGAAGCGGATGCGTCCTGCGTTCCGCCGTGATCTTCTTCTACATCTCGAACGAAGGAATCTCGATCATCGAGAACGCAGCGCGGATGGGGCTTCCCGTTCCGCAGAAATTGCAGGACATGATGCATAGTCTAAAAATC